GCCTTGCTGGTTCTGATACTTGCCGGAATATGGCTTTTCGGTTGTTTCGTCCAACTGGAAAAAAACCAATTGGCAAATACGAACACCGGCTTTCAGCAGAATCGGCTTCTCGCTCTGGTTGTAGAGTTCGAGTGTGATTTGGCCTTCAAAACCAGCATCGACAAAGCCAGCGTTTTGAATCTGTAACCCCAACCGTCCAACGGAAGAGCGACCAGCCACGAAAGCCGCTAGGTGATTCGGAACTGAAACCTTTTCCTGAGTGCTTGCCAGCACAAACTTGTTCGGCTCCAGCAGAAAGTCATCTGTCACCGTGTGCTGATAAACGGATTCAGAATCCAAAAACAGGAACTTCTGTTTGACGCCTAGTTGGGCAAAGGTATTGGACAAGTGCAAATCGACGCTCGACGGTCCCACCTGGGCATATCGTGGCAAGTGGCCTAAGTCCTTCAATCGGTTAATGGCTTGGTGAGAAAGAATCAAAACAACTCCTGTTGAACTGGCCCACGTTTCCAAACTCGAGGCGAATTAAACGATTCAATCCGGTCAATCAAAACCATTGCGCGAGCATGAAGGCTTAGTGTCTCAAAGGTGTTCCCATTGCGAAAAATTGATTTGCTGCTCTCGCCAATATTCCTACCTACGCTTGTTGAATCCGCTGAAGCAAATGGAACTTTTGTGAAGATTTGCGGCTTCAAAGCTCGCAGCCCGTGTAGCTTACAACTCACTCGGCCTTCTTCATCCGTCACAACATCCAAGGCTTGATTTAAACGAATCCAGTAGCTTTCCGAATCTGGTTCCAATCCGGCAGTAGTGCCTATGCAAACTCTCTCGTATTTTTCTGTGAGCCACTGAAGTTTTTCAAGTGACTCGTTGAAATGCCAAACCGGAGTTCCGCCAGGAATTGGGCATTCGGAAATCAAGCGGTTGTTCTCGTCTTCAAGTCCATCAATCTGGTCCGGTATAATCCAGAAATCACAGGTTGGGTCTTTGAGTTCACTGACAAACTTGTAGTAGTCCTCCCAATCAACCGATTTGCCTGAATTCCAAAAGCTATATGCGCCATTGTCGAGCATCCAAGATTGACAAACTTCTTGAACAATAGAGAGTTGCGACAGGTCCGCAAAACTGACGCAAGCATGTCTTCCTCGTAAGATTCGGCTTGTCTGGTCATCGCTCGCGGCAATTCGAGTCCCATGATAATGAATCAAGCGGTTTTCCTGAGCCTGAGAATCGCAAGCGACCAAATGAAGCCACCAAGAAACTTAGCAGCAAACTGTCCAGCAATAATCAGAATCGGAAATCCACCAAAGGCTAAAACCGGAAAAATGACAGAATCCGTCAGGCTTCCGACTGCGTTGCTGGCGTTGGATTTTAGCAAGTAGCCTTTTTGCTTCAGGCGCTGAAAAACAAAGGCGTCCAAACTGGCAGAGATTCCAAAAGCCACGGCTGAAGCCACTGCGATTTGTAAGGCTTCAAGATTAAGCAGAATCGTCAGCAATGAGCCGGAACAAATCAGCAAGCCCATGTTGCGTTTTAGGTTCTGTTGCCATTGTTCATGCAGAAAATCTCGAAGGCTCAAATCCAAACCAATCAGGAAAAACGCGTTGTAAATACTGGCGGCTGGTCCAAATTCCAGAATCAAAAGATTTGCACTGACAATGGCCGCCAAATAGAGAATCACTGAGAAATAAATCATAAATCCGCCCAATCAAAATCGTTTTGCGAATAAATCCTGATTTGTCCTTCGGTTCCCCAACGCTTTGAGGCGTGAACGTCCCAAATCTCTTTATCTTCCTTCCGTAGTGCGTCTTCGAGTGATTTCAACAGGTTGCTCAAGTCTGGTGTTTGTCTGTGAGGTCTTCCGTTCATCAGTGACTTCTGGCGAGTGGACCAGCTTTTCGGCATGGGAATGACAAACTCGACGGCAAAGGAATCTGGCAGCTCAAACTTTTTGTTCATCGCTTGGTAGCGCAGCTCGTCTGCGAAAAGCCGGTAGCGCAATGTGGATTTGCTCGGACTCCACTTATCTCGAATGCTCTGCCGTGGCTTGGGAACTGGTCTGATTTTAAAGGTTATCATTAGGCGCTAGCAAGAGCCTTCAACTGTGACAGATACTGCTTCGAGAGTTGTTGACGTTTCCGGCAATCAACAGAAGCCAAGGCTTTTGGCTCTTCATAGCGATACTTGGAAATCACGTTGAGCAAGTCATTGACATCCGCAACGGTAGGCCAAGGCTTGATTGGTGTGGGATTCCAAGAATTGATGATTTTGGAAATGGCTTCAGCAAAGTCTTGCTGGTCAATCATGGACTTACTGCAAAAGGCTTGAACCCAGAGTTGGTGCAATCCTTCCGGTATGGGTCTGTTCAAATTCATTGAAACCATTGCCAAAGCCTGAATTACCTGTTTCTCCGTTACGTTCTGCATAATCCTCTAACATGCGTTTGACTGATTGCTCTTGTGCGGTAAGTTTGCGCGGTTGTTCTTGCGGCTTGCCTCGGATTGGCACAATTGGTGGTTCTTGGTACTGGTCAATCAATTCGCCTTTCAAAAAGGTTGTGGCGTCTTTGGTGAACTTGTCTCCGCAACTCTGGAAGTAATGCGCGGTTGCTCTTTGGATCTGCTCCAAGCTGAAACTCTGCAAAAGGTAATTGAAGTTTTCAAAAGCCTTCCACTTGTCACCTGGGTCTTTGTTCGAGTTCGTGAGGTAGTATTTCCACCAAATCTCAAAATCCTCTGAATAAGATTTAGAAACGTATTTTCTTTTGTTTCTTTTGTTCTTTGTTTCTTTTGTTATCTCTTTATTTTGTAGCTGGCGATTTTCCTGACTAGGTTTTTCCTGACTAGGCTTTTCCTGACTAGGGAAATCCAAGTTAGGTTTTTCCATGTTAGGCATTTCGTCCCGAACACCAGTGACTAAATAAACGTAATCCCCAAGCTTGCCATCCGGCTTGCGAACTCTCGGACCACGCTTGATGTAGCCAGACTTCAGCAGTTCATCCATTGCTCGCTTTGTTGAGTCATAGCCATCTGTCGCATGATTGGCTAACTCGCTGATTCGGATATTCCAATCTCTCGGCAGACTGAGCAGATAGACCAGCAAGCCTCTTGCTTTCCAGCTAAGTGAAGAATCTTGAGCCGCTTCGTTACCGATAACCGTGTATGGCCCGTCAATGCGTTTGCCAATCATTTAAACCTCTAGCGTTTCGATTGGGTTCAGTGCTTCAATGGGAATAAACCAAGCTGGCGGACGATTGTTCCAGTTCTGCCAGTATTGCTTTTGTTTGCCTTCCATTCCTCGAATCCAGCCGTGAATGTAGTAGTTGGGTGAGTTTGCCGTAACTAAAACAAAATTCTCATCATCTGCGTCACTTGGTCGAATGATTAGGCTTTTGTGAGTCAAGGCTGTTCTGACTTGGAATCCGCAAAGGTCTGGTGCTTTGAATGTGTCGATGCTGCCGTTCCAATAGCGGCCTAATGCCTTGGCAACTGCCAACTCACCACAAGCTCCTTCAATGTGGTTGTGCCAATCGTAGCGAGTTTGACCTGTTCGATCCTGGCGAGCGTTCTTGATATTTGCTAAATTCCTGAGCCTTCCAATCTCGCTTGCCATCGCTAACTCATGCCACGACAGTTTCACTTTCATCTGTTTCCGGTATCAGTCCCAAACGGTCTTCAGTCTGAGTCATCAGTTGCGTCAATGCAGTGATTTCGTCTTTGCTCAGTTGCTTGTGATTGCTGGCTTCTCGCGCCATTCTTCTGGCGTTTTCGTAACCGTTGCGGTTCTTGGCTTCCTCAAACTGCGCCTTGCAGCGTTCAAAAACCGGATTGGCCTTTGCCTCAATGAATGGCTCATTGTTTGGCGGATTCGGTTCAGCGGTTTCTCCGTTCTCATCAAACTCTCCATCGAGGCCAGTGATGCCAAAGCACAAGCGGATGGCTTGCTTCATGGCTGCTTGTCTGAGCATCCGGTTGGGGTAGTTCTTCCAAGCTGGACTGCGGTCATTAAAACAATCACTTAGGTATTCTGTCACCTCGGTTGGATGGGTTCGGTCTTTGCGATAAATGCGAGCCGTGGCGGAAATGACTTTGCCTTTCTCATCGGCCTCTCTGCCGAACTCAATCCGCTCAAACTGCGGATGGTTGTTCATGATCTTGATGTAGCCATCGACTGAAATGCTGGTGGTGATTCCTCCTTTGTTGTCTGGAAATGCCCAAATTTCCTTTGTTACCGGATTTAACTTGAACTGCTTGGCTATCGTCAAAAACGCAACCAAGTGTTCTTGCTTGGTTCCGGTTGGTAAAATCGACTTCGACAACACTTCATGCAGTGTGTTTTGGTCAACACCTAACTCTGACGCTACTGATTTAATTAATTCGTTCATAACTATCCTTTTTTTGTTACCTTACCAGACCATAACTGGTCTGAACTAATCTTATCTCAACCGGACTCAGTAAACCCGAACCTATCGAAACGGAACACAACGTATCGCAACTTGCCACAACTTACTTAATTAAAATTCTTAACGTTTCCAGCGAGGTTGTTGTTCCTTACCTTATCTTGCCGAAACGAAGCAAAACCGATCCTAACAGGACATACATCAGCACATCTTACTTTATCCCATCTTATCGCACCCTATTCAATAAGGTCTTGTTCTCGGTAGTGTGGCACAAGCTTACGCTCGTTTTTTGCCATGTTTGCCAGATTAATCAAACGAACAGAAGCGTCCATATGCCTCCGTTTTTCATCTTGATTAAGTGCTGCAAGGTCAGTGTTTACAACTCGCTCTTCTGCCTTTTTCAACACCTTTACAATCTGCACATGCACTTCTCTTTCGGCAATTTCTGCTTGCTCGGCTGGTGGGACCAACCGATAGCCTTGAGCGTGGACATTCTGCAAATCACGCTTGTATTGAACCAACAGAATTTTCTTTAGACGATCCATGTCTGTCATCATCTGAAGCTGTCGCTTCTGATACTCAACGGCATTGATTCCAGCTTCCTTGGGGTTGTTGTCAAACAACTCAAAGA